CGAACCAATGAGAGGGCATACCCATTGAAGCTACAATGTGCTTAACCATCGCCACGTACACGTCAATTGACCCGGCTTGCCTGAGATCGGGGGCCTCAATTTTCCACTCCTCATTCTCGTTATGAAAATTCATAGCGCCCGGCGTTGGCGTCTTTCTGGTCACGCTGTATGCTTTGATTTCCTCTGGTGATTTGTTTTTGACTAAAACGTCAATGAGGAAATATGTTTTCAATTGTTCGCCCTCTCCCAGAGCGAACAATGTGAGGTCGGCCTGGTCTATCTGGTCGGCCACCTGGAGCAAGTCAGACCAGCCCCGCGGCTGGTTGCTCAAAGTATTCCAGGTTCGATAGATGACTGACCCGCTGTAGTCAGGTAGCCCCATGTCGGCCAACTTCGCCACCTCAAACGGCTCGTATCTATCCGGGCCGATGTTGGCGGCGGTGACGAGGAGTCCGGGGTGAAGGGCTGTCTCTACCTTCAGTTCCTTGGTTTTCGGGTCAACCCTCAATATGTCGTCATCCTCTTTGACGATACGATAGGCCCGTTGAACGCCGCCGGTATCGGCCCGGGTGATGACCATAACCCGTTCCATAGCGTTGCCCGGATGCGTCACCACGTCCTCAATCTCGCCAGGATCAATGTAGCCCAGGCGGAGCCGCCCGTCATCGGAACGAACGAAGGTAGGGAAGCATTGGCTACCCAACAAAATAAGCTGGCGGGTAAACTCCCTGGCTCGGTCGGCTATCTGGTTATCACGCCAGAAGTCATCCAAAATCTTTTGTAAAGCCTCGTCATCCGTGACCGGGGCCACGTCCGACGATACAAAATGATTTGTTTTTATGTCTACGAGCCACGACGCCAGCCCGCTTTGTTCCGCCAAATCCCAAACGGTCGCCAGCGCCTTGGCGGGATCGGTTTTGTACTCTCGCAGGAGCCGCCCCGACAGTTTCTTGTATCCGTAGTCTCTCAAGTCGCCACTTGGCGGCTCGTCGTTGGCGTCTCTGAAGCCTTGCTCGTAGGCCCGGCCAACGGCTTTAGCGGTCGCCTCCTTGACCTGGCCCTCTATCATCGCTGGGGTGACGCCGCCCAGCCCCTCTATGACTCTGTCCATTATGCCCATGGTATTGTCCCCTTAATCTGCTTCGTCGTTTCGGTTTGTACGCCGACAGGCCAACGTTCACCGTTTCCCCGGCGGCCTCGACATTCCAATCAAGATACATGACGGCGTATCGTAACGTGTCCATGCCGTGGTCGTTCACCTTCACCGGCGCTTCCTTTACTGGTTTACCATCCACGCCCTTGGGCCACACATAGCCCGGAAATTCGGCCTCCGTCGAGATTGGGGCGCTCTTGGTATCGAGCGCCAGGTCAGGCTCTACCAGCGCCCCGCGAACGATAAAGAGGCGGGGCTTGCCATCGCCCGCTACCTTCAGCCGTTCGGTCACGGCTTGCAAGCCGGGGGATACCGCTTTCTTGGCGGCCACGTTCATAATCCCGTTTTCCGCCAGTGTGGCCCTGTCCTCGGCGTCGTGATCGCAGACGGTGGTACTGTAGCTTTCTCCCGCGCCGACAGCCTTTATCTTGTCGGCGTGAACCTTGACCGTGCGCTGGGTGTGATAAATCTCTCGGTACAGATACATTCGGCCATCGTAATCAACGCCCCACCATTGGCAGACAAAAGCGTTTGTGTAACCGAAGTCAATGGCCCTAAAGCGGCTTTTGAACTCCGGTAAGTCGCCCTGGTCAATGACGTGAAGGGCCGGGTCGAAAATGTCGTATACCGCCCCTTCCGCCTGCACCCATAACCCATCACGAAGCCGGAGGCGCATAATCCCGGTCAGCCCGTCGAGTTTAACCTGATAATCCGCCGGATTATACGTGTTATCGGCGGCCTTGCTATAGTAGGTTCTGGCCTCGCCGCCCTGAATTAATCGCTGATTAATCCAGTGTTGAGGGGGGCCGGGGTTGGTTGTCAATATGATTTGTCGCCAGGGGGCCGACTTACCGCGCATCCTGGCGATGACCTCCTGGTAATCATCCTCGGTGAAGCGGGTGGCCTCTTCCATCCAGGCTATATCAACCGACCCGTCTTGCCCGATGGAGCGAATTTGCTCCCGCTGTTCCTCGTTCGCCATGCCACCGTAGGCCAGAATGGACCCGTTGTCATACTCAAAACGTAGCTTTGACGGGTAGTGTTTGACCCGTTTATCCCCGGCGATGATAGCGCGGGCCATAAACAAGACGGTCGAGTTGGTCATGCTGTTGCGGGTTTTCCGCAACATGAGGCCCATGGAGTCGGGGTACTTCAGGCAATATCCGTGCGCCTTCTCCCCCGCCGTTCGGCTTTTGCCGCCGCCCGCGCTGCCGGTAAGTAGTACCGTTGGCGCTTTGTCGCGGAAGGGAGCGAACTGCCAGCGGAGTGGCCTAAACGGGGCCAGTATCGTCTGGTTCGTCGTCCCAATCATCCGGGCTTATCCCTATGTACGTCTTCACTGGTTTCCCCCCGCTAGTCAAGTCCCGGCGCTCCGGCGAGAAGAGACCCAGGATTTTCGCCCTCATAGCCATTATTTTCAAGACTAGATCATAATCCCCGCGGCCCCAGGCTACGCCCTCCAACTCGTCTAATTTCGCCAGTTCACCGTCAATCCATTCCTCTGTGTCTTTGTCTCTTCGCTCTCTGTAACTGGCCTTGGCCGCCTTCATGTCGGCGTTGATAATACCCAAAGACCACGCCTTGCCGGTGTCTGGGTTTATAGACCCCATCGCCGCCAATTTCGCCATTATCCTCCGCTGTGAGATATTTGGTTTTCTCAACACCAGCGAGGATATTAAAGCCCGTCTGTTTTCCCTTATCAATTCTTTGTTGGAATTGCTCATTGTTCACTCTCTATACGTTCACGAACTCGTCGGGTGAGTTTCTCGAAAAGCCTTGACACAACCCTGTAATGTATGATATACTATTATCAATTAAACCTGTAACACGCGACACAGTTTAGGAGCCAAGAATGGATAGCCAAATAAGCCACATTGACACCAGCCTCATAGTCCCCGGAAACAATGATCGAACCGTTTTTAATCCCCAGGCTATCCAAGAGTTGGCCGACAGCATCAGTGACCACGGCCTCATTCAACCCGTCACCGTCCGCCAAATTCCCGACAGTGAGATTTTCCAGATTATCGCCGGGGAGAGGCGCTTTAGAGCTTGCCAACTTCTGAAACTGGAAACCGTCAAATGTATCGTTCTTGACGCCAGCGACGAAGAGGCCAGCGCCTTGATGCTGACGGAAAACACGGCCCGACAAGACCTTGACCCGATTGACGAGGCCCTGGCCTACCAAAGCAGAATGGACGCCTTCGGCTGGTCGGTCGCTGAAGTAGCCAAAAAGGCCGGGGTCAGCGCCATCCGCGTCAACTTCCGAATTAAACTGCTGGCTCTCCGCCCTGAGATACAATCCTTTTGTCGGAGCGGTCAATTCCCCATCGGTTACGCTCAAATTCTGAGCGGGGCCAAACTTGACCCTAACTTCCAGCAATTGGCACTCAGTAAATACCGCGACAACCCGAAACCGACCCCTGGCTGGTTCAGAAGAGAAGTCGGCCAACTGCTTGAGAAACAAGCTCAAGGCCAACTGTTTGACCTGCCGCTGCTGGGCGGCCCCGTCATCGAGACAGCCCGCGAAGAGCAAGCCCAGGAGCCAGCGCACCCTACAACCACCATACCACCCAAAGGCGGAGCGGACGCCCGCGAGGTCTTGAGCAAACAAGCCACTTTCTGGACTGACGCCGCGACAGCCTGGGATAAACTCGGAAAACCTTTCAAACGTAAAGAATGCGAAGCCGCCGCCCTGGCCCTTAAATCGGCCTTGGCCTTTGTGTAGGAGGAGAACACCATGACCGCTGAAGAAATCATCAGACAACAGCTTGACCAGCAGATGAGAACCTTTGCCCTCAGAAAACCACAAGCCGTCATCTTGGAATTTGACGGACGCCGCCGGGCCGCCTTCGCCACCATCAAGCGAGCGCCAAAGTGGGGCGACTGCCCCGTCTATCTTGAGACGGTATCCCCCGCCAGGCTGAACGGTGAACGTGTGGCCCTGGTCGAGTGGTTCAGACTGCAAAAGAACAATACCCTCGTTTTCGTCAACGATAACATTATCAGCGAGGACGAGGCGAGGGACTGGATTGAAACTCACAAAAAAGGACTGAAGGAGAATTAGATGAACGATAAAATCACTTTCCCTTGTGGCATCGCGGACGCCGCCGAATATCTCGATATAACGGTTTCCACGGTTCGTTACCACATCTACACCGCACGGGCGCTTAAACCGCTTACAATCGGTAAAACTCTTGT